CACATGCTTGTCGCCTGAGTCGGCTCCCGATCCTAGCGAATAGATCGTAAGCTTCTCCCCAGACTCACCATCAATCAGGTGCCACGAGTACTTGAACGTAAGGATAACCTGCTTGCCAGAGGCAGATGCTCCTTCGCTCAGCTTCTCAATGTCGCCTGGAATGATTGCAATTCCCTTAGCCGAGAGCTTCTCTCGGATTGCGTCGGCCACCTGCGACGCCATGACGTACTTGTACCCCTGGGCGCTGTTGGTGCCGCCCTTCGTGATGTAGCCAATCTCGCCCATCACTTCGGCCAGCTTTCCGGCCAATGTCTTACTTGCCATTTTCTTCTCCTCTGCACTTTGTGAAGAACTCGCAGTACCCGCAAGGGAAGAGCCAGTTCCCGGTTTTCTTGGACTTGTACTTTTCTTCTGGGAGTCTCCACGGGGGAGTGTCTCGCCATCGCTCACTGTTCAGTACCTCCAAAATCCTCAGAGCCTTATCTCGCCACGACTCATCAACGATGAACTCCTCGGTGACAAGATCCCCTGCCCTGATGTAAACCAACCTGGCTGAGTAGTCGTGGCCTCGCATGCGCCGCAACGACTCTGCATAGATTGACGCTTGGATCTGGTGCTCCGGCTTTGGAATGAACTTCCATGCCGAATCCTTAACAGACTTGTACTCAATCAATTCATGTTGGCCGTCCTTCCATTGTACCACACCATCAGCGTTGCCGCCAAAGTTAAGCTCTGGGATCGATACTGGCACCTCCTCCTCGTAGGAGATCAGATGCTCTGAGCCCCGCAGGCGCTCGTTAAAGGACGTGTTGATGATATGACCACGCTCAAAAATACGAAAGACCCCTTCGTCTCGGACGTCCGTAGGCTCAACGCCATGAGCGTAGTACCACTGTTGCCGTAGGCAGCTCCCGAGTAGGGAGCCACGCCACTTCGCGCTAGCTGGCCGCTCTGTGCGTGTCTTACGGAGGCCCTCATCAAAGAGGTCTCCAATTAGCTTCCTGACCATCGCCCCTCCTGTGCCCCTGATTAGAACCCCCAGCCGGAGGGGCGCCCGGCTGGGGGAGAACTCTACCCGTTCAGAATGGATTCTACAATTGCATCCCAATTGTTGTCAAATCTGAGCGCCCTATCGTCAACGTAGGCCTTGGCCACGGGCTTGCCTGCCCCAACCCAGATCTCGTTGTATGGCACACCCCAGGTGTCCAAGTAGTAGCGCATTTCGTCAATTCTATCTGCTCTGTCTTCAAACTTTTCCCATGCTCGGGCAGAGTGAATGATGATCTTGTATCCGTTAGCACGCAGCCTCTCCAAGCCCTCAATAACACCCCTTGCCGGCACGATTGTTCCAAACACTCGCACGGAGATTGTGTCGTCAAAGTCCACGCAAATGTTGCGTGCGCCCTCAAGGTCTGCGTTGATCATCGGTGAATGCTGTTGATCAGTGGCTTCATCTTTGCGAACACGTCGCGCAATACGAGCACGTCCGCTTCGCAGTGTTCCACGATTGTACGGAAGGCCTGCTTGCCCTCCTTAGTGTGCCGTCGCTCGGCTTCCTGCCACAGGCGCACGTCAAGCGGCGTCTTGCTATTGTTGGTGCGGAAATACTTGGAGATGTTCTCCAAGCTGCGTCGCCCGGCACGCATGTGTCGGCCTGTCGCGTACCACATCAAGTCAATGTGCATCTGCGTTCCAATTGGCCGCTGGCCAGTCTCAAGCAGTCGCGCATTGATGATTGGAAGGTCAAACATCTTCGAGTTCCAACCGACCAGGATATCGTACTGCGCCAGCTCGTCGGCGATAGCCTTAACAAGCTTGCTGTCGTCCATCCATGTCTTGCCCTTGTGCGTCTCTAGCGACAGTGTCTTAACGTTACCGTGCTCGTCTGCGACACTCATGCAGAAGATCGTAGTCCACGAGGAATAGGTAGTCTCCAGGTCGTAGAATGCGATACGCAAGCCTGCGTAGTCACCCTTCGGAACTGACTTAACTACCTGTGCCTCCTTAGGCGCTTCCGGGTGCGTTGCTGCGTAACGCTTATGCAGCTTCTGCGCCTGGTCCTTGCTGATGTCTAACTGGGCAGCGATCTCCTGAAAGGAGAGCCCCTTTTCCTTGAGCGCAGCAATGCGCTCAATCGCTCCATCGTTTGCCATCTTTTCCTCCATAGCTTATGAAGGGAAGTCCCCTTCGCTCGGATTATACCACATAATCCTACCCTCTGCCGAAATCGCTCGCTTTCACAAGGTCTAGAGTGATCCTCTCCGCCCCGTCTGGGGGGAGCTCAAACCGTACCCCGCCAACGATGTAGGCGTCGGTCATCAGGTCAGGCTGGATGGGGTCAGAGAAGTTGACGTTCCTTCTGCGGATGGCAACCTGCACGACGTCACCAAGGAAGAAGTCCTCAAACGGTCGCACTGTGTCTGGGCCAATCTGGATACTAGCGGTTGATACGTTGAGAATGTCTGAAAGCTTTAGCAGCTGGGAGTCAGCGTACTTCTGTAGCTCTTCCTCGTCTGCAAAGTTGGCCTGGGTGGAAAGGACTGGGGCGTACCCATACTCTTGGATCGCAGCCTGGCTTTCGGCCAGCTTACCCTGCGACCTAGATCCAGACGAAGCCGTACTGCTTCCAGTAAGGAATGCTGTTGATGGCACGATTCGCACTGAGTTGCGCAAACGCTTTCCGTCTCTTCGGTAACGGAACGCGTCCACGTTGCCCGGGTAGTCAAACAGGAATCGTGGAGAAGAGTCTGTCTTGGCTGGGGCAATGCACAACTTTGCGCCAGGGAACGAAGCCCCGCGGATTCCAACAAAGTTAAACACTGTTCTCCATGGGATCTTAATGTCATCAATGATATCCCACCTACGGTTCGCGTCGTCAGATGTCAGCAAGTTGTCTGCCATCTCCTTCTCGCACATCTCTCGTAGGAACTCAAGAACAGATTGCCCAGAAGTAAAGTACCTGAGAAGACCAGTGCCGTAGGATTGGCCAGACGCAGTCTCAGTGCTGAGCCATCCAAACCTTGAGAAGTCTCCTCCGGTTGCCTCAAGCTCTGAGATGTACTCGGTGAAGATATCCTGAATCGTCTTCTTCTTCAGGCCCATGATCGAGCTGTCGTTAGGGTCGGTTGACGCCAGCACGCCGTTGAGGTCATGGATTGCCCCAGAGCCGCCGTAGTCTGGGTTCGTGGAGGATGTCTGCGGAGATACCACTGCAATCTCCACCATAGGGAAAGCGCTAAAGTTGTACTGCAGACCGCTGGTCAAGCAGTTGATTTCGTAAGCATTGGTGGTGTTCTCCGTTGTCCCAGTAAAGTTCCCGTACACTCCACCAACAGTGCTCAGAGTTGGCGTTGTGCCAGCTGGGGCTAGAACCTCAGCGACCCCTGAGTCATGCTGCCGAAGCTTAAGGCTCCACTTGAACTGCGCAGGAGTCTCGGGAGTGCCTACTTGAGTCCAAGATCCAGGCCATACGTTGATGGTGCATACCTCTTCCCCTGGGCTTGAAAGGATGGCCAACTTGATTGACTCAATGTTGAACCTATTGGGGACGTAGTTGTCGTTCTCCCCATCGTACAGCTTCTCAGCGTCGTTGATTGCTGAGCGCTCAACGAATACTGTGCCGGAAAGCGTGTAGGTCTGCGTTGTCTCGTCGTAGGCTAGGTCAAGCTCATTAGGATCGCCAGCTGAGTTCTTGCAATAGATTGCGATTTCTTTACCATCGTGTCGCGAGTAGCTGTTGGAAGTTCGCTGGCCCATGAGTGACTTGGTAGCCTTTGGTCCTTTCTCAAGACCGTTGGCGTTAACGTTTGTTGCTGGATTTAGGACTTCTGTGTATGTTAGCGTAAGCGACGGCCTGTATGCAGCGCTGTAAAACGTGCTGGCCAATGTGAATCCGTTAGTCACGATTGACTCGTCGGTATTCTTAAGTCGAAGGCCGTTGTTGGTAGCGCCATTCTTCCAGTCGTCAACAATACTTGTGATACTTGCTGTAATCTTGGTAAGTGGCACGTTTGTGTGGCTGTTGTACGACACTTCAGTCCCGGCAACGTCGCCTCCCATAGTTCCCCAATCAAGAGTCGTACCGGCATCAACCCATGAGTTCTCCGCACCAGCAGAGCTGTTAGTAGTCCAGTCGTTTACGCTAACCCTTTGGATTCTAAGGTCACCAGGCGAGCTGTCTGGTATAGTGTGGTCGCCGCTCTCGTTAGTCTGATACAAGACCAAATCTGCCTGAGTTACTGTTGAGTCGCTATTAAGATTGGCAGGTAGATTAAACTTAACAAACCCTCGTGACGCGTACCTGGCAAAAGCCACGGTGCCGCTAGCCCCTCCACCGCCGGTTGAGCCAGACGTGGTGTTAAAATCAAAATACCCAGAGGTTGAAGAAAACGTTCCAACGGCAGTGATTACCCTAGCACCGTTGATCCTGCTTTGAGAATTTCCGTAGATAAAAACAGTGTCGCCCACTGCAAAGAACGAGGTAGATACACCACTGTAGGTTACCCTGGCGGTGGTGGTGCTAAGACTCCACGCAATAATGCTGGCAGTGCTAAATACAACTCCAAGTGGAATGTGCTTCTCCGCGTCATTGGAGTTCCATCGTCGGTCTGTTAGCGACCCGTCGGTAAGCACAGATGCCGAACGTGACGCTACGATCGTGGTGGGCCCGATTGTCGTCGTTGTTGACTCAGCTTCTGGTCGCTGAATCGCCGTCTCTGATCCGGACTGAGGCCCGACAAGCTCGGTGTAGTGCATGCTCATCATGGTCATGTAGTCCATTCCTTCGTACACAATTTCATCGTTGGTGGCGTCGTAGGCAGATAGCAATCCAGCCCCGATGAGCACCCAGCTATTGCCGCTCTTGCGCTCAATCTTGTAGTGCCGGCGCAGTGGGATAAGGTCTGGGATTAGTGGGTGGTCAATAGGCAAAGTCCAAAATGCGCTGCCGACGTCATTAGCGTATACCTCGGAGCCGATGTTCTTTGCGTCAAAGATGACGCAAACCTCGTTGCCCACACCCCTGTTGGCACCAATATCAAAGATACGAATGCGTACGCTACTGTTCAAAGCCATGCCTCCGTAAACGTCAATGTTGCGTTAGACGTGTTGGTATCGCCAATCGTCACGGTGCCAGGATATACCAAGAAATCCCCTGAAGTATTAGCATGAACGACTCGGCAGTTTGTCTGCTGCATCGTGTCGGTGTCAATGCTAATAGTTCCAGTTTCAACAGCCGTAGCCTGGACAATGCTAGATGTTCCTCCGCCAGACCAAGAGAATGTCACCGTGTCCCCAGCAGTGCATGATGCCTTGGAAAGGATGGGGTAAACAGCTGCCGAGCCGCGGTGCTGTGCGGTTCCAGTGCTAAGAGACTTTGACGTCGTCAGGAACTTCTTTGGATTTGGGGCAATGAACCTAAGGGTAGCTGGCTGAGAGAACCCGTCGGTCTCCTTGCCGATTGAGTTGCGCCGTCCGACGTTGTAGGTCGGCAAGGCGGCTGGTCGACATAGCATGTCTAGCTCAATGCCGCCAGGGAAGTCTGCGGCCATCTCCCAGCTTGGCTGGAAGAAGCGCAGGGATCGTACACCGAATTCCGCAGAAAAGTCCAGTGGCATTGGCTGCATGGCCGCAGTAAGCTGGTCAAGCTTGTCCCAGAAATCCCCCATAGTCTCTCCGTATACTGAGACTAGGATATCAATCGTGCGTGCGCCAAGGTAGGCTTCGGTAACGGTTGCACCGTCTCGGAGCGCTGCCTTGTCAACAAATCCCTGGGCAGACACCGAAGCGTATGCAGCAGACTCCACCTTAAACCCCGACAGGGGCGCTGCGCCAACTCGGACGCCAGCTAGTGAGTTGATATCAAGGAACGTGTTTGTTCCAGTCTGGATCTTGATCGGCCTATTGAAATCCATTAGCCAAGCCTCCGGATCTTTCTGATTCTAGACATGAGGCGCTCAAAGCGCTGGCGTGCAATCGTGTAGTTCTGACCAATCATCGGCACAGATACGTCGGTTGCGCCAGAGTTTACCTGCCACTGCTGGAACATCGTTCGGTCTGCCATGAGCTTGAAGAATGCCTCAGCCTGAACGAAGAATCGTACAGCCTGCTCGGCGTTGACGTCAAGTGTGTCCACGGTCCAATCCCCGTACCCTACGACTCGTAGGTGAGAGGTGCTTGGGGCGATGCGCCCGGGCTGGAGGTAAACCGTTGAACCATGGATCTCCCAGCCGCTGTATGGCCCCCATCCGTTAGCTGGGTCAAGCGTGTCGTTAATGTCAAACCACTCTTTAATTGGGCTGGAGGTACTATCAATACGGTACTTCATGGAGTCGATGCGGATGACTGAATCCATGCCAGCTGGGAGTGCAATACTGATTGCCTGGAATGAGGTAAGAATCTCTGGGACCGCAACCGTTGACACAAGCTCGCGAGGGTATGCCCGAGAGATCTCAGGCAAGGCCAAGTTTACCAGGTCTTCTAGCTCGGCGCTGCTCCAGGTTCGGTCTACGCCGTCAGACGTGCCGGTATCCCGAAGGTCCCTTCTAATCTTCTGCATGAGTGTGTCAATAGCTGCCATTATTTCTCCTTAAGAGGACCCGGCCGGGTCATAATCCCGGCCGGGTAGTCCTCTACGCTCTGATTACAGGGCGGTTGCGCGGGTCTCAAGACGCAGGTAACGGGTAATGCCCGTGCTGGTCTGTGGGACCACGTTGCTTACGATACCGTCGGAAACGGCGACCGAAGAAACGGCAGTATAAGTGCCGGTGATCGTGAACGTCGTGTCGCTTGGTACCGTGGCAATTGTCAAGGTCGTGCCGTTGAGCTGGCTGTCAACGCCAACCAACTTGACCCTCTCGCCTGCAAACAGCCCGTGGGCTGCGCTGGTCGTGATGGTCGCGGTGGTGGTGGTGAGGGCCTTGTTCGTAACGACAGCTGCCTTGTCGCGACCGCTGTACTCGCTCACAGCAGCTTCGCCGATGATCATGGCACCAAAGCGAACCTTGTAGCCAAGCAGTGCGCGCTGCGAGAGTGGGTCAGTGTGGTCGCCACCTGGGGCGATGAAGTACGTCTGCATCGTCTGCGAGTCGCCGACGACGAATGCGTCAGGACCGAAGAAGAGTGCCGAGTAAACGGTTACGCCGTCCTGGGTAAACGTCTTTGCCTCGTTGGAGACAAGGAAGCGAACGCCAGAGTAAGCGCCGATCTCACCATTAAGCATGGTGAGGTTCTGAACGTACTTCGAAGCTTCAAGGAAGCCGTGTCCTGAGGTATCCGTCAGGAGGTCAAACTGCTGATTCGGGTGAATGATGCAGCGGTAGAACCCGTCTGGGAACGCAGGAATGTTTGCTGCCTTGAGGCGAGCAACAGCCTTCTTGACTTCAAGACCGCTGAGCTTGTAGTCCTGGCGAGCAGCACCCTCAGCAATGTTGCTGATGGTGGCGCCTGCAAGGCCGGCTCGGGTCGTGATCGTGGACGACGTGGACTGGGCCTGTGCGTAGTGCACGCGAGCCGAGCCAGCGTTCATCACATCGCGTACGATGCGGTCCATTGACTGAGCGGCTGCGAACGAAACGCGCTCCGACGCAATCGACACGAGGTCGTGCGGCGAATCCAGCTGAACGATGTCGCTCAGGCTGGTGTACGCGCCGTACTGCTTCACCGAGAAGTACTCAGTCCGAACCGCGAGGTTAATCGTCGGATCAGGCGTCACACCTTCGTTGAGCTCAGTCAGCGAGTGGCTAACATCCGGGTAGCGGACGTAGCGGATTCGGTCCGTGCCCTTGACAAACGTGCCAGGGACATAGTTGCTCGGAAGAGCGTGGACCATGTTGTTGCGAAGTTCCTTCTGAACCGACTGCGAAACGAGCTCCTGAACGAGCTTCTGGTAGGCATTAGCCTCAGAGCCATTCAGCGAGTTCGTCAGGTGCAGTGGTGGGCCAGAAAGCGTAGTGCTTGTAGCCATTTTCTACTCCTTTAAACTATTCTGCCCAAGGGTTGCCAAGTGCCTCTAGGGCCTTGACGATATCCTCAGACTTCATGGGCTTGTCCTTGCCAACGCCACGCTTTGGAGCGTTTGCGTCGCCAGGTGTCTCGGCGGTGGCCTCACCGCCAGTAAACTGCTTAACGAAGTTCTCAAACTCCGCAGCCCGTTCGGACTCAGACAGGTTACGAGCCTTCTGCTGGAACTCGTAGTACTTAGGGAAGTTGAGTTTCAACTGCTCCTGCTGGTACTTCGTTTCCGCGTCCTTCAGCTGGTCTTCCAGCTGCTTGATCTTACGCGCTGCCCGTTCGAACTCCGACAGCGAAGACTCCTCTTGCGAGGCCTTCCACTGTGCGAGCTCCTCGTACTTGGACTTGAACTCGTCAGCTGCCTTTTTAGCAGCAGTCAGAGCTTGATCCTTTCCGGCGAGACGACGCTTATAAGTGGCGACATCCTCCACCGCTTCAGTGGTAACCTCTGGAGTTTCCTCCACCGGCTGCGACTCAAGCGGCTGATTTGCCGCGACTTCAAGGTCTGCCATCTCTGGCTCCTTTCTAACTATCCCCAGACCAGTACTTCTGGCCTGTGTTATTTCCTAAACTCTCCGCTATATTCTATCGGATTCGTCTTCTTTACTCCGGTTACAAAGTCTGCTGCTGCACCAGTAAGCTCTGACAGGCCGCTAAGCGCTAGCTGCCCAACGCCGATCGCACCGCTCTTGGTAAATGCGTTTGGTGCTTCCATGAGAAGGTCTGTGGCGTTAAACTGGTCATAGCCTTGGCGTGAGATCGTGGAGATTGACCGACGCAGCCAACCTGGGGTCACGACGGTCATGTCCTCAGGGATACCAGGGATGAGCTGGACCATGAGGAACTGGTAGTCTGGACGCTCTGAGGCCCTCTCCCATCCCTCTGGTAGCCCGTCGTACGACAGGTACTCAGAAAGCTTGTTGTAGGCCGCGTAGCCAGCTCCTGGTGCAATTGCCCCAAATGGTCGCCAGAACATGAACCGAGTCAGCTCTGGGAGTACCTTGCCCATCATGTATGAGTATGGGTACAAGCCAAGGAACTGGTGGTTAATGCCTCGCTCAAAAAGGCTTCGGTTTGGGTTAAAGTAGTTTACCCTTAGCATAGCTTCGTAGGCCTCTTTGTATGACCACTTTGCTGCCTGGAAAAGCATCTCCTCGCCACCGTGGTCCTTAAGCATCTTGTTTGTGCTGTCGGTGAGAATCTCTTGCAATGACCGAGTAGTCGCTGCTCTAGCGCTTTCTCCTGAGCGGTAGCTACGGACGATTTCTCGGATGCGATCTCGTGCGCCCGGAACTAGGGACCTTAGGTCACCAGCGTCTAGTCGTACGCGCTCAATGATGTCGGTCAGTTCGCCGAATTTAGCGCCGTACTTCTTGGAGTTGGCGAGAGCCTCAATGACTGCCTTTGCATCGGCTGTGCCGGAGAACCCTGGCAAGAAGTCGTCCATGAGCTCTTCAACAATTGCCTTCTGAACATCGGCAACGCGCAACTGCTCCTTCAACTTACCGAACTCATCTGTAAGAGCCTTGAGAGAAGCCTCGTACGCCTTAGCGGTCTCAGGGATGTCAAATGCCGACCTCTTAAGTGACCTGCCGTACCGTTCTGCTGCTGATCGGAACTCAACGAGCGAGCTGCGCACGGCCGCCACATCGTAACCAGCATCTGAAGCAGCGTTAACAAACTTGGCGTTGATCATTGATCCGATGAACTGAGGACGAACTCCGTTAGCAATCGTTGCGGCGAAGTTTGCTGCACTGTATTGCTTCTGCACAGCGGCAAGGTCGTCCACCAAGAAGGTAAGCTCCATGGCGTTAGGGTTCACTGCGAATCCAAAACCAGGAGCCTTTGCCGCGTCAAGAGCTCGATCCCCAAACTTGAACTGGTGTAGACGCCTGTAGTCGCCGTACCACCCAAGAAGCTGATCAAGCGGGTCTGGGCCGTACTTGTTGTACAACTCAACGTACTCCTTAGGCATGTTGGTCCTAGCCCATTGTTGAAACTTTGGAGCCATGTCAGCTACGGCCATGATATCTTGGGAGTTTTCCTTAAAGCTAGCAATGCTATCCCAAACTCCGTCAATCTTTTCAGTTACCTTGGCCCGAGGGCCCTTGACGGTGGCTGCGTTTTCAATAACTCCAGCCTTTAGCGCCGACTCGGCACCCATTCGGGACCGAGCCGTAGCGGTAAAGAAGGCCTGTTCGTGCAGCTGGGTTGCCGCAGCGGCAGTTCGTTCTCCAAACGCCTGGCGAAGTTCTCGGGCGTTAACCCCGGAAGCCTCAATCCTTGCAGACAAGGAATCTGTGCTGATGCCTCGCATTTCAGCATAGAATGGGGACTCAATCGTCTCTTGGAGCGCGAAGAGTGGGTTGACCTTATACTTCATGGTCGGGTAAGCGTTCTCTGCAACCCGAGCTAGGAATCCACCGATGGCCGGAAGAGTCTTGAACGATCCGGTCGTCCACTGCGTGATTCCGACCTGGGAAAGCTCTCCCTTGTAAGCACGAAGAACCGCGTCCTGTAGATTAATTGGACGAACCCCTGCCTTTGAGAGTGTCTTCATTCGCTCTGAGAGCTTCTCTAGCGGGTTAATGTCACGAAGCACCGTATCCATGATGTCGTTGTACGTTTCCCCAGCCATACCTCGTTGTCCGATTCGGCCCTTAACTGCTCGCTCGGTTACGGCCTGCTGGAACTTCTCAATCTCCTCAAGACTGAAGTAAGGTCGCAGTAGGATCGTAAGACGCTGGAATGAAGCGGCGTTTGAGCTTGACTGGTAAGCTGGCGACAGAAGATGCTGCAATGTGCCCCGAACCCCGCCAACCACATAATCTCCCTTGCTTGACAAGCTTGGCAAGCCGTCAACAAAGTCTGATGTAATGTCTGTAAACGGCCTTCGGATAGCGCCGAACTCTGGCACGGCAACCGTATCCTTTTGAAGCGTAGCGATGCGCTTGGGGATTACAATTGTGTTGTCTAGTGGAGCTACGCCGAGAACATACCCGTCCGATGCCGCCGCGGCCGCAACGCTGTCAAGCTCATCAATAGATCCACCAGCTGCCATCCACAGTTGGCGCATCTGATTGAACTCTTTGGAGTTCATCTTTGCAATAGTGGCACCACTCTCAATAGTTCGTAGCATGAAAGCACGGACGGCATCTGGTCGAGCCATCTTTGAGGACACCGACGCACCAGGGAACTCCTTGGCAATGTCAGGGAAGTGGGCTGTGGCGTGAGCGGCCCACACCCTGGTCAACTCTTCTACCCCAACGCGGTTGTCAGAAAGCATGTCAGTTAGCTTGGCCAGAAGTGAGTCTGATACCCCGACGTAGTTGCTTGGTACTACCCTTCTCCCTTGGATATCGTCAAACAGCTTAAGCCAACCGGTGAGGTTTTCCTCAATGAGGCCATCTGATCTCACAAGCGTAGGTCGGGTAACTGCAACGTTATCCGGGATTGAGTCAGCCATCTTGGCGACTTCCTCAACGGTCACTGGTCGTCCAAGGCCCTTGGAAATCTCTTTTGCGAGAACGGCCCTATTAGCCTGGTCAGCAGTCTTGAATGCTGCTACCGAATGGAGAACGCGGCGAACATTTCCAAGCCTATTGATGTTGTAGCCGTAGCTTACCTTACGAGCGAAAGCAAACTTCCTAGCGAGCTCTCTCTGAATGTTAGCTGGCACATTTACAAATTCTCCAGTATCGTCGGCAATCCTTGGGAAATACTTTCCCTCAACGATCATCGTGCCCTCAACCTTGCCGCCGTCAAATAGGACATCAGCAACCCGGGCAATCTGCTCGTCGGTTGGCTTTACCCTTCCGGCCGTTCTAGCCGCATCGTCTGAGTTGCTGTTGACTAGGTCTTCAGCCAATCGACGTGCGTACTGGTAGGCAAGGCTTCGTGCGTTGCGAGCGCTGAGTCCGATTGCCTGAGCTTCCTGGGTAACCATGTAATCAATGTCTTCAGAGACCCTACGCTTAAGAGTATCCATGCTGTGCACGGCCTCTCGCTGAGCGGCGACAACCGGGTCAAAGTCGCGCAGTTCGCTATCCATCTTGTTGTTCGTGATGCGATTTCGCAATCTATGCTGAACGATCTGCTTTGGGCTGACGTCGTCAACGATTCGGTATCCCGTGGTGTTGTCAAAGTTATCTACTAGCCCCTTAGTGTCGTTAATATACCCAAGAATTTCACCCTCGGAAAGGCTGTAGGAGAGAGCCAAGTCTTTTCCTGCGGCTTCCTTGAGCTGCGCCATAACAAAGTCTTCAGCGCTTGGGTAAATTGGCCTTGCGTTTGGTCCATCTCCGACAACCTTAATAAGACTTTCGTAGAGAGGGTCGTTGCTAATGATGCCGTTCTTAATGTCCCGGTACCGCTCAAAGGCCACAGATAGGTCGGCGTCAAGGTTCTCAACAATGTTCTGAGACATTGACTCAATCTCTGTAACTTTAGACCGAGCCACGCCGTTGATGATCTCATCCTGGTTTGCCAAAGCAAACCTTCGTAGCATCACCCCATCTGCTCCCTCTCCGCCAATCTCGGCAGCGAGCTTGGTACTATCATCAATGAGGGTACCGCCATTGGCGTAGCTTCGGTTAATCATCTGGCCCATCGTAAGTGTAAGCGCCGTCTTCATAGGCTGAGACAGGTCCCTAATTCGACCGAAAGTAGCTTTCTCAATTTCGTTGAGAAGCTGCGGCATGCCGCGTAGTTCCGCTGGCAGGGCCACCCCGGCCTGCTCAAAGGTCTTTACATCAGCAACTTTCCGAGCGTAGTCAAGACCTCGAGCCTTACCGCCTAGGCCTACTGATCGTGCAGCTGGCACTGCCAGCTTGCTGCCAATTGAGAGACCAGCTGCAGCACCGGCTGCCGCTCCGACTGGGCCAGCGATAGAGCCAAGCGCCAACCCTGCGGCTGCAGGGCTGAAGCGAGCAAGGTTCTTTAGTAGGTTAACCTTTCCAAAAGCGAATGGTGTCAAGTTAAGCGGGTCAAGTAGCATTGCAAGGCCTAGGTTCACTGTTCGGTCGTTAGCAAACGATCGACCAGTCTCTCGCATGTATTTAGCCAAATCATCAAGGCCAGTTCCGCTATTCTTCATTGCCATCATGTCGGCATCAAGAGTCCCTGTCATGTGGTTAATACGGAACTTAGCAAACTCGTCCTGAACAAACTGGCCTGGTGCAGCTACTAGACCAAGCATGTACTTTCCAAGATTCCCTAGGACATCGCCAACCTGCGTGTCTCCACCAAGTGGGATGCTGCCAATCTGTCCGATTGGAGATTGTCCGATAAGGTTCGCTGCGCCACCAAGGCCAGCTCCGATGCCCTCGCCTAGGACTCCAACCCCGCGGAAAGGTAGCGAAGCTACATAGTCAAGTGGGTTTGAGGAGTCACCACCATCATTGAGGGCGGCTGGGACTTCCGACCATCGTCCGGTGTCAATGCCGTACTCTGGCGTAACCTTGAGCGTAAGCTCACGGGAAGAAATACCAGTATTACCACCCTGTTGGTTGGAATTACCAGAGTCTCTACCTGGATCGTATGCTGGCACTAGAGGGCTCTCCTTCCGAATCGGATGTCACGCTTGATTGTGGCGGGTCCTCCTGACGGGGGGGTTGTCGGGATAGACAGGCCCCTGGCCTGCGGGCCAGAACCGCGCTCTCCTTCAATGTCAATCGTAGGCTGAGTTGAAGGAGGCCTTACGCCAGGCGCAATCTCGGGTGCGATTGTAGGTCCACCAGGCCTGAGGCTTGGCCCGATATTCCTAAGCGTATGCTCAAGCAAATCGCTTGTTGGAATAACATACGAGCCTCTCCCGGTACCAGATGATGCCCCAACCCCGGCAGACGCCCCTGGGGCGTTTGGCCTTGACGAGGCAATTGGCGCTGGTCCTGTTGGCGCTGGTGCGCTTGGCCGCATCCCAAACTGTGGGTCTGTTGACGCTGTCGCGTTAGGGTCAACGCCTGCTGGGGCAGGCGGCAATCGATCTTGTGTTGGGTCTGGCATGTTGAAGAAGAATTCATTATCTTCCGAACGCCACGACCACCCGTCTCCGTAAGCGGCAAGTCCACTCTTAAGGATTGCGTCAGTATAGTTAAATACAGTGTCATCAATTCCTTGAGTATCCTTAAGCCACTTCTGAATTGAGCTACGAGCATCTTTAGAGTCAATCCCTGCGTCAAAGATCGCTCTTGCCCATTGCTTAAGCTTGCTATCGTTTAGCACAATTTGACCGCCAAGGTTCTTAATTTTAATAGTGGCTAGGAAATTTCCGCCCTTTGACTGAGCCCAGCGTGCAATAGCGTTGTAGTCAAGAAGCCCATCCTTTAGGGCCTGACCAAGTACCAGTGTGCTAATTCCTCCGTCAGCCTTAATGTACGGCGTTGCAAAATCTCCGCCCTTACCTTGAGTGTTCCGAAGCCAGATTGAGTACTCAACGAGCTGGTTAACGGTTAGCTTAAGCGTGACTGGGTTTTGGTTTCCAGCACCGTCGCCTTCGTTGAAGTCGGTCCTAATAATAATCAAGTCGTTGGTGTCTCCAACGTTGTTTCCGCCGCCAGGAACAGCAACGTACCCAATGTTTGTATTCTGGTCATCCATTCGAACGACTCTTGCGTAGTAAAGCTCTCCCTTGTCGTTCTGCGTTAGGGCGTAATTCTCCTTGTTGACGTTAGCTGCCAGCTCTACACGGTGCGTAAAGGTGCTCCTACCTGCAACTGTCTGCTTAGGGTCATAGTCGTAAACCATAACATACCCAGGAGTTGCCTTCACTAAGGCAGGGATGGTGCTTGACTCAAGAGCCAAACGAAGCACATCAGCGGTTGTAAACGTTCCGAAACCACCAATAGTCGTAATCGTCTCCTGGAGAAGCTGGCGATTCCCGCCAAGCAGCAAGAATGTTTGACCCATAGGCAGAGAGAATGCATCATCAGGACTTGACTTTAGAATGTGCAAAAACTGCGCAAAGTCGGCAGCAATATCAACTGGTGAGGCACCAGCCATATTTCCCTTAGTCTGAACAAGCTGAATAAACGAATTCACGTCTTTGATTGTCGGGTCAGTGAATAGGCCAGTCAGATCTCCCTTGGCAAACTTTGTAATGATCTCTTTCTTGCCTGAGTCTGTTACGTTGTTTGGCGAGTATCCGCCAATTTCCATAGCCAAATTGTTTAGGAGGTCAGCTGTCGCTGACGGGTCACCTGATCCTCGGAATGCGATGTTGCCGCCAACCTCTCCGTATCGAGTGCTGAACCGTAGCACAGAGGCGCTGGATGAAGCTGCAAATAGACCGTCCGTAGCGCTATCGCTAGTCATTGCGATGAAAGCTGGCCAGTCTCCAAGCTCCTTAGCGTACCCTTGGCCCTGTAGGGTCTGGATTTGCTTTGTTGTGTCTGAAATCGCACGAAGGATCTGGTCCATGTCATCTTTAGAAAGCCCTAGGACAGTTGCTCCGCTGCGGTAGATCTCAGCGACGTCCCAGTTGTTATCGTTCGCAAGCTTGCTAAAGGTAGCAAACCAGGCTCGGCCGCCACCCTTACCGAATGCCTGCTTAAGCACGTCTTGAGTTGACTTGTCTGTAGTGTAGTTTTCAATAACTGGTGTCATAAGCTTCTGCAGAGCCTTGGCCATAGCGTCAACCTCATCATTGATTTGGTTGTCCACGTTAGTCTGTCGACCGGCTTCAATGTCGTTCTTGTTGCGAGCAATGGCGCTGGAACGAGCCGACTGAATGGCGCGATACGTCTTGCTGGTCTCAGTGAGGCCAGCTGCCGTAGCCGCCTTGAGCTCCTTGTCGTAGAACGCTACCAGCTGAGCGGCAGTGTACTTACCCTCGTTAAAACCGTTGACCATCTGCTCGTTGGCGTAGTCGTAAGATACAGTGTAAATCTTACCCTGCATTCGTTGCTTGTCGGATGTAGTCATTGATGGGTCGTTAGAAATACCCTGCATGATCTGCTCATAGATAGAGGCAGTGATCTTGTCTGTGCCGCTAAGGCCAAACAGGGCAAGGTCAACTCCGTTGCCTTCCTCGTATGCTCGGTCAAGTACGCGCTCCATGTCGGCAAGGGCCGAAACTCGGAACTCCTCAGCTCGTGCGCGGAAACGTGAGGCACCTACTGTATCGCCAGAAGCGGCAGCAGCCGAAGCCTGGTCAAGGTACCACTGTCGCACTGCGTTAGCAGTCGCGGCAGTCGTTGATCCGCCGGAAGTAAACGTGCCAGCTGCGGTTCCGGACGTCATGTTAGTCCGATACGCTGTGAGCATCGTGTCCTCTTGAGCCTGCCTCTCCTCCTTGAGTAGTGAGTAGACTAGCGCAGAGAGGTTCTGCGATCCTGCCGCTGAGCGGCCAAATTTACCTTTACGAGCCATTATTCACCTCCGAGGGCTGCAGCGACATCTTCAGGCAGCTGCCCACTAGACATCATCTCTTGTGCCAGTTGCTGTTCAGGCGAGATACCGCCTGGCTGTCCTGGCTGTTGTGCGTTGGCAGGTAGCATCTCAGGCGGCATTTCGCCCATCTCTCCGCCATTCATCATCTCCGTACCAGTAGCCGCTCCGGCCTGTCGGAATGCGTTCATTGCCGAAGCCTGCTGCTCTGCGAACTGCGCTTCTGCGCCAGGAGGTGCCTGAACTGGTCCCTGCTGTTGCTGCATCTGAGCCTGCATCTGAGCCTGCATCTGCTGGAGCTGCATGAACATCATCATGAGCTGGCCCATCGTGAGCACTGCTGCTGGGTTCAGTGTTGCGTCGGTCTGCTCGTCGCGGATGAGCTCCTTCTCGCCCTCTGGGTCTTCCACGCCAACGCGGTCCATTGCGCGCTCTGCGCTCCAGACTCGACCTTGTACGAGGTTGAGAGCGGTCTGAGCAAGCTCCAGCGTGTCTCGTGGGGTGAGCTCAGGTGGGGTAATCTCAATACGGTACTCTGCGCCGATGACTTCGCCGACTGCCTTGTCCTTCTCTTCCCAAAGGCGAGCGGACATCTCCCAGACCTTCTTGATCCAGGAGTACAGAAGCTTGCGCTTCGGAGCAATGCGCTGCTCGTAGTTAGCCACAAGGGAAGCGATTGCTCGGCTTGAGCCGAGAACGCTGGATGGGGCAAGGCCGAGGAGCAGGTCGTTAAGACCAGTCACCACCGCAATTTCGCGGTCAATGCGCTTGTTGTAATCTTCTACTTGGAACTCAGGGATGAACGGCGTAATCGGTCGCAGCTCATTGCCAGGTCCTGGAGTTGCAACGCGGCCCGGCTTCGGGATCGCGCTAGCTGGCACTTCATCTGGGGCGTCGCCTCCAACGAGCTGCCACATCTGTCCGCCGACGACCGACTGGATCATCTGGGCTTGAGCAGTAATTCGCTCGTCCTTCTCGCGGAGAAGCTGCTCTACGTCAAACAGTTCCGACTTGCCGTACGGGCTGCCTGGGATCATGCTATTGCGCAGCGGGATGTATGGCAGGAGTCCGCCAAGCTCTGGGTGCTTGCTGGATCGGACAACGGTGTTGCCGACGATCAGGGCGTTGCACACAATCGGAGCCTTGCCCGGCTTGGTTGGGTGCTTGTACCAGTAGTCAAGAACAGTGATCTTCATCTCGTCGTAGGCTGTCTGTACACGGGCAGGGTCTCGGCTGTACTCCTTAGTGTACAGATTAGCAAGCGGATCTGAGTGGCCAGCGTGGTAGGTGTATGGGTGCCACTGATTGCCCTCTTGGACAGGGATCACATCAAGACCAAAGTCTTCCTTAACCGCCTGTGGGCTGAGGCCGTAGGTGTAGATGGCCCAGTCAATGCGGTTGTAGTTGGAGTCGCCGTATCCAAGATACAGGTTCTCTGGGGTGTCAATGATGCTGACCTTAGGAATCTTGGCGATTGGGTCCCAGCTTACCTTGGCAGCGGTGGTACCGTAGAGGCTCTTAAACAAGCAGGCTTCTTCCAGGCGCACTTCAAACTCATTTGCCTCAAACCATGCGAAGAATAGTCGCTCTCGGCGAGCTGCCGACTGCCGACCAGCCTTGTCCATAGCGGTAGGAACATAGTTGATGACTGGCACAACGGCCTGCAGAGATGCTGGAATGTTGACATACGAAGGATGTACGTTGACAGAAACGTGCGCACGCCCGGCAGTGCGAGCTGACGGGTCCTCCGCCCAGTGATCGGCACCGCCGAGCGTGAGCGTGTTTGGGTTGTAGAAGTGGTCGTATCGTCGGAATTGTGATCGAAGGCGTGCCTGCTCTGGCTCCTGGAGCTGCTTCTTAGTGTAAGCTTCCTTCAGGAGAGCGTACTCTTCGCTGGTTGACGGGTCAACTTCCTGCATCTGCAGTGACGCTGCAGCCATAGAAATGGCCTTTGCCTCGTACGGCGGCAGCTTAACGGGCGGAATAGCCATTAATCAGAACCTCCAAAGTAAGTGAATACTGGGTTTTCAACGTACCCAGATCCATGCCTAATAGCATAGCGCACAGCTACGGCCAAAGCCATCACCGCGTCCTGCTCCAACTTTTTGTCGTCTAGCTTGTATGAAAGCAACTGACGACGTAATTGCATCCATACCCCTGTCCGGGGAAACTTGATCATCTTCTTATCCATTACAGCTTTTAGGTCCGAGAGCAGCTCAAGCTTCTTAGCCTTTGTTCCGCCGAAGTCGTATCCCCTTAACGGCTTGATCACGCTAAACTCTTGCTTGAACAGTTTACCTCCGAATCCTGTCTCATCCACTACCGTCACGCATGTCGACTGTTGACTGTAGAGCAGATGTCCTTCTCTAACCATATTCACAATCGCTTGTATGGTTTGTTTTCCACCTCTTGTCCTCGCTCGCACTCCAATTATACCATTTCTGTCGGTGCTGTCAAGTGTGATGGCCCAGGTACTATCACTAGAGATGCCAGGGTCGCAGCCCTGGATGTATCGGTGCTTGCCAGCTGGGAGCTGCTCGGGTGGCAGGGTGTCCACAAAACAGGCGTCTACCGAGGCGGAACTGAAGTATGAGTCCGATGCCTCAATGAAATACCCATCAATGTTCTGTGGGATGAGGTACTCCGCCTGTTGCCGAAGGATGGCATCAAATGTGTCAGTAGCTAGACCGTACCCAACGTTGTCCCTGGTTGATAGGCGGAAGCTAAAGAACTGTGGATCTCGGTCTGGGTTGGCGTCGTTGCCCATTTCCCAGAGGTCGGCGTAGTCGTTAATGCCCTCGGTTGGGGTGCCGATGAAGTGGAGCTGGCCACCAGTGGAGAGTCGACGAAGGTTCAGAACCTCTTGGTAGATCTGGATGAGGTGGGGCTCAAAGGCCGCCTCGTCAAAAGAGATGCCATTCATGTCCTTGCCGAGGAGGGCCTTAGCCTTATCCTGGGTTGTGCGGAAGTGAATGTTCGCTCCGCCCACAAGGGGGTGGAACTGTAGCCAGAGGTACTCGCCCCGATACTTCTTGGTGTGCTCCACTACCCTGCCAATCTCTGAGATTAGGGGGCAGCCCCGGCCTCTCTGTGCCGGGTGACCGCCTTCCAGAATCATAGCTACCTCACGGTGTACGAGTTCAGCAGTCTCCTGCTGGATACCAACGTGGTACCACTCGTACGGTGCCGTCTGCCACCGCATGGCATCCTTGGATGTCCCGTCTGGTGGCTGAATGCCCAACTTGTAGAATGCGCTATGGAATACTGCTACTGCCATCCCCAGTGTCTTTCCTGCTCGGTTACCAGCAGAACACACAGTTGTGAGGTATTTAGGTCGCCAACCAGAGCCATCGCGAGCTGCAATCCCTGTAACCCAGCGCTCCTGGCCCGGGTGTAGATCAATCCCCAGCCACCTCTTAGCGAAGAAGACAGGATCGTGCCTGCCAGCTGCTAGGTCTCTAGCAGCTTCGCTTGTTACGTTCAAGCTCTGCTGCCCTTATTTCGAGCGCTAATAGCAGCGGCCTTCTTCTTGGCGTCGGCTTTGCTGCTTGCTCCCCATGCCTGTAGGCTAAGGAGCAGGCGAGTAGGACGACCCTTCTCGTCTCGCTCCGGCCCCTGCATGTTCCCCATACGGGCCAAGAAAGAAGCTCGTCGTGGATTGTCGCCCTTCTTGACTGGTGGGCGTAGCTTCCCACCCTTGTAGGATGCGCGACCCTTCGCGTTCAGGCCGCCCTTAGGGTTCTTCCCCTCTTTACGGGTCCAAGCTGGTGTCTTAGGCATGCTCTGTGATCTCCTCTGCTTCCATCTCAATCATCTGTACTACTGGCCCCCCGCCGAGAATCCCGGCCAATGCTACCGAAAGCTCACGATCAGCGGACTTCTCAACCCTTCGGTCAATCATCTCCTGGGCTCGGAGACCTTCTGCCAGTGTTGGCAGCAGTTCACCAGAGTTTACCATAGATAGGACGTGGTCGCGGACCACAGAAGCTAGGTCGCCGTCGGTCTTAAGTGTCTTCTGATTCTTTTTAAACTGCTTCATTGCAGCTGCCTTAAGCGTCTGGAACTCGTCAGTCAGGTGATCTCGCTTGTGATTACCAAGTGTAATCCTAGAAATGTAGCCGCCGTTGTCTTTAAGCCAATTGGCGATCTGCGTGTCTGGCACGCCTCGCTTCATGCGGCTGTTGATCTCATCGGCAAATGGGCTGCGGCAAGCAGCACACTGCACGAGTACCGGGCTAAGATTACCGAGTACGGCCATACTTAGCGTTGTCCTCGTCCAGCCAGCGCTGCAGTACGAGCAGTGCAGCGCTAATCGCTGAAGCTGCTACTGCCTTTGCGCCTTCGCCGTCAAGGTCAAAGATGCTTACGCCTAGCCCAAGGAAGACTGCGATTGCAGTCGACAGAGCCGCCTGAAGCGCGTCCAGGCTTGCGGCGATGATCTGTTCTTTCATCGTCTTGTCTCCTTTGGCCACCTTGATTTTACCGACAATGCCCTGGGCGACCTGTAGGGCGAGAATCGTGTCTACCGCTGTCTTACCCTGGGTAGCGGGTTTCTGCGGCTCTACGGGCCGCAAATCGGCCTGTACGGTCGTTTTAGAGGTAGTCTGAGCAGCTAGCGTAGTAGCCACAAGTGCAGATGAGCTTACAGGCACGATCTGTGAGCTGAGCACCGCAGTTGGGGCAGGTGCGGATGACTTCTTCGGGACTGCTGAGAAGATCAGGCAGCGCTTGTGTGGCAGGTCGCCCTTGGAGCTGGCAATCTTCTTGAGATCTGCAAGAGAGATCTCCACAGCATAGGTCTCTTTCCCCTTGCCGCTCATCGTTGGGTCCGCCCATTGTACCTTTCCTCCCACCATAATCGCGCAGGTCATGTGCCCGTACGTCTTGCCTGGCTTGCGCTTCTGGTGCGCCTTGTGCCATGCGCTCATAGGAACGGTCGCTGGGTAGCCCTTAGCCTGCTCTACGTTGATCCCTACAACCGCCCCAGCCTTCAGATACTCAACTACCTGGTCCCATCCCTTTGGGTACCTAGGCTTTAGACCTACGAGTGGGGATGCCTTTACTAGCTGGGCAAGAGAGGTGGGCGTACCCTGACCCTCTACGTCTATCCTTCCAACCTTGGTGAGGAACTTGACACCATCGAATGAGTTGTAATTAGAGCCGGTAAGGAAGTTAGCGGCAGCCATAAGCGTGGCCGGACCGCAGTCGTCCATCCAGCCGTTGCCCTTCTCAATGTTGTCTGTCTGAGTTACGATCTTTAGTTTAGTCATTATCTCCCACCATTCATCCATGCTAGTACTCCACCGAGTCCGCTTATCCCAAGTAGTGCAATGACGAACTTCGCCAACCGATATGCTCCGCGTGTCTCCGCGAGCTCAACCTTGATATCCGCCAAGTCGCGCTCAATGCGCTCAAGGCGTTCAAGGACCTGGCTGACGTCGTTCTTAGTCATTTGCCTGTAGGTTCGTCATATCGCTTTTGCACGATCCGCATGTAGCTACAACTGGCTCAGAGGTATCAATGGCAAACACATAAACGACACCAGCTTCTTGGCATCCTTCGGTTTGGCAAGATCCAGAAAAATCAGTCACTTTAAGCCCTCACTCGTAGAATTGTAATTGCCGAGATGTTTGACGCTGCAAACGTGCCAGTCGCGGCGCTCTTGTATGCCGCTGCCTTAACCGTGTAGGACGTACCTGACGTGGCTGCGAACGTGTGAGTTTGGGATTGGGTGAACCCAGTTGGCGACGAGTGGTTGGCTGCAAGCCTTGTGAATCCACCGTATGGAGAGACAATTGTACCGTTGACGATAATCCTGCTAATGATGTCGCAAGTGGACGTCGGTTGGGCAGATTGCGTAAACACGAAATTTGACTGCACAATCACATCTTCGTTATAAGTGGGAGTAAACGTAATACTCATGTTTGTGATATCTGTTGGCGAAGCGGAGTTCGTTGACGAAATCGTTGTCGCCGAGGCACCGCCAGTGGCGAAGTTGGCAAACGATGTGGACGTAGTGAGTAGGTTGGCAGTGTTCGCAATGCCGTGGACGCTTGTAGTTGCAGAGTTATGGGCAGACACTGACCCAAACTGCTCATATGCAGCGTTGCCCTCAGTGGACGTAAGGTAGGTAGGGTGAGGGTCGGCGGCTGCTTCGTGAGTGGAGATTGCGGATGCGGCCGTGCCGGCTGGATCATACACCCCTGAGTGGGCATGGCTTGCGGCAGCGATGCCAGCCGTGGATAGGCTTTCCTTCTCCCACATCTGGCTGGTGCTATTCCACTGGATGATGTCTCCGTTGGATGGAGAGCCTACGCTAACGTCATGCAACTCGTCTAGCTCATAGCCGTTCTGGGCCTTGACGAAGATCTCGCCGGTACTAGCGTTAGCCTTGGTTACAACGCCAAGGTATACGCTGTGAGCTGGCTCTGCCGGAGGTGACCCGTAAACTCGACCGCCGACGGTACTTGACAACCAAACAGATTGGCCAGCTGTTGCTGCTGATGTGTCAATGCCAGACAAAACTCCTTCGGTGATTACATAGCCGTGCTGGTTTGAGCTAAGAGATGTCTCAAGAAGCCCTAGCGTCTTGGATGACGTAGATTCACTATCGGCATCGGCGTAGGATACAATTGGGTTTGTTCCGTCGGCTCCAGAGATGTACACGACTTCACCCTTGGACTTTGCAGTGGAGTCGTTCTTGACGTACTGCTTGACAACGGTAGTGTACGAAGCTGCCCCAGGAGCGGCCCAAATAGTGTCGTAGTCGGTGCTGCTGTTCTTGGTTAGAATATCACCAGCAACACCGCCAGTAGCTACTCCTGGTCCGGTAGCGCCAGTAGCGCCAGTAGCGCCAGTCGGGCCAGTCGGACCCGCAGGACCAGTGGCTCCAGTAGAACCCGCTGGACCAGTTGGGCCCGTCGGGCCAGTATCGCCCGTGTCCCCTTTAGGGCCCGTAGCCCCAGTAGCGCCAGCAGGTCCTGTAGGACCAGTGTCGCCGGTATCGCCTTTAATACCCTGCGGCCCCGTAGCGCCAGTGGCCCCAGCGGGACCAGTAGCACCAGTAGCGCCCGTAGGGCCAGTATCTCCAGTATCACCCTTAGGGCCCGTAGGGCCAGTTGCACCCGTAGCTCCAGTGGTACCCGTCGGTCCTTGCGGTCCTGTGTCACCTGTGTCTCCTTTCGGACCTGTTGGTCCAGTGGCCCCTGTAGCCCCTGTCAGCCCCGTAGGGCCTGTTGCCCCTGTTGCGCCTGCGGGGCCAGTTGCCCCGGTTGGCCCCGTAGCGCCCGTTGCGCCAGTCGGTCCCGTGGGACCTGCTGGACCTGTGGCGCCCGTAGCTCCGGTAGCACCAGCTGGCCCAACAATAGTAGTAGCATCCAG